ATACATTTACTAATTTTATTGAAGGAATTACTATTAGTGATGATGGTGTGAATTTAGGTACAACTAATTCAATAGATGAATTGAATTTCACTGGTAGTAATATTATAGTGAATAGAACAAATGGTACTGTTGATATATCCGTAACAGAAGGTTTATCAAATCAAGATGTTAGAGATGAAATAGGTACTTCAGTAAAAGGTACTGTTCGTGACCCAAATACAAATATAGAAACAGAAACAGGTATTACTGTTAATTATGATAGTTCCAATAATACAATTGAGTTAGGTACCAGAGAATTTGATATTAATTTAACAGGTGATGTAACTGGTTCTGGAACAATCACTGATTTAAATGATGTAACTATAGTTACTAGTCATAATGCAATTGAAGGAATAACAATTACAAAAGATGATTTGGTTGTAAGTGATGCAGAAGCTGTTAGAACATTAAATTTTAATGGTAGTAATATTAGTACACAACTAAACCCGATAGATAATTCAGTATTAGACATATCAATTACAAATACGGTATCTGATAATGAAGTATTAAATATAATGAAACCTAAATTAATAGGTGATCATGATGGGTTAATGGTAAATTATGATCATATTAATCAAGAATTTAATTTATCAGTCGATCCTATAGTAATTAATTTAAATGGTGCAATTACAGGGTCTGGTACTGTTCGATTTGATGGTACATCACTTGATAGTCAAGTAGACATAACAACAAGTTTAGGTGGTGGAACAGCAGAAATATCAGTATCGGATGAAGGTAATACACAAGGTACGGTTACTGCAATTAATTTTGTTGGCGGTGGGATAACTACCGCTGTTAGCTTGGATGGACAAGTAGCAACAGTATACGTACCAAATAGTCCAGCGAATGAACCATTTATAACAGCAGTCCAAGGTAGTGAAAATATACCAAATGCCAGAAGGTTAATTGCTGGTACTGGAATTTCAATAAATGATGCTGGTGCGGCTGGTGACTTAACTATTAGTGCAAATAGTGATGCAATATTAGCAAAAAGCCAAATAGCAAAAGATCAAAATTTAGTTGGTCAAGAACTAGAAATTAATTTTAATAGTAGCAAATTTATTATACCTAGTATAGAAGATGATGCAATAAATGGTAGAATAAATATAACATTATATGATATTAAGGAATATTGGTATAATCAAACTACGTATGATTGTGGTAGTTTAGTCGATGATGAAGGACCTATTTTAGATATGGGAAATTTATATGCAGGAATATTTGAAACAAAACCAGATTTAGGAAGTATTTAAAGGAACATATATGGCAAGTCAATTACAACATAGAAGAGGCACAAATACAGAAACAACGGCATTTACTGGTGCTGAAGGTGAAATAACTGTTAATACAACCAACAAAAGTGCTCATGTGCATGACGGGTTAACTTCTGGAGGACATGAACTTGCCAGAAGTGACTTAAATAATGTAACAGATGCTACATTTGCTGCTAAAGCAAATTCAGCAGGTGTTGGTAGTGGAGGTGGTGGTTCTAGTACTGCAAGTATTAGTAATATTACACAAGCAAACCCTGGTGTTGTGACAACTACAACTTCACATGGATTCAGTGATGGCGATCAAGTAACATTTACTGATATAGTTGGAATGACTGAATTAAACGGTAATGCATATTTCTGTGATGTTTTATCAGGAACTACATTTGCTATATATGCTAATGAAACATTGACAACAACACTTAATACTATATCATATAGTGTATATTCATCAAGTGGTGCCGCAACTGCCAGTGAACCTTTAGGCGCACCTGGTAGTGCTTCATATGTAGTTGTTGGAGCAAATGATACATTACAAAATGAAAGAATTTTACAAGCTGGAACAGGGTTAACATTAACTGATGCAGGTGCAGGTGGTGGTGTTAGTTTTGCTGCTAATTTAGCAACTACAGCTCCTGCGAATTTAGGTGGTGCTGCTGTAGGTATTTCAAACACTATGGCAAGAAGTGATCACATCCATGCAATACCGACCGCAAATGATGTTGGAGCTGTTGTAAATACACGTAATATTGTTGCTGGTACTGGATTATCCGGTGGTGGACAGTTAAATGCTGATGTTACTTTAAATTTAAATGCATCTATAGATAATATTTCGAATGTTACTATAGGAACATTGAGTAATGGTGATACTTTAATTTATAATTCTGCTACATCGAAATTTGAAAATGCACAGAGTGGTGCTAAATTAACAGTTGAAAAACAAGATTTAACTATAGGTGCTGAAACAGCAATTACTAATTTAAATTTTGAGGGTGTGGCAATATCAGATGGTGCTGTGATCGTTACAGCAGAACCCGGAAACAATTCAAAAGTAAATGTTACTATACCACGCATCCATACACAAGAACAAATTGAAGATATTGTTGGTGGTATGGTATCTATTAATACAGAAAGTGGGTTATCTGTAACATATAATGATACAAATGGTAAATTAGATTTTAACGTAGATGATTTTACTATTACATTAACTGGTGATGTACAAGGTAGTGCTACAGTAACAGATTTAGCTAATGTATCAATATCTACTACGATGGCTTCTAATTCGACAATTTTAGGAACTAATACACAAGGGAATTATGTAGCTACATTAGCATCTGGAACCGGTTTAAGTTTAGTTAATGGATCAGCAACTACAGAAGGATCGCAATATACTGTTTCGTTAAATACGTCTGACACGGATTATATTGAATCTATTCAAGATATTGTCGGTAGTATGGTATCACCTGCTAATACAGAAAATGGTATAAATGTTACATATGATGATACAAATGGTAAATTAGGTTTTGACGTTAATGATTTTACAATAACATTAGGTGGTGATTTAACTGGTAATGTAACTATTACTGATTTAGCTAATGCTACGTTATCAGCACAAATAGGAACGGATGCTGTTGCATTGGGAACTAATACAACAGGTGATTATGTAGCTACATTAACCGCAGGAACAGGAACTAGTATTACTAATGCACAAGGTAGTACAACAGAAGGATCTAATTATACTATTAATTTAGATACCTCAGATGATTCGTTTGTTGAAGATATTCAAGATTTAGTGGGCACAATGGTGACTAGTAATACAGAAACAGGGTTATCTGTTGTATATGATGATCTTAATGGAAAACTTAATTTTAGTACTAATAATTTTGTTATTGCACTGGGAGGTGATGTTTCAGGTACAGCAACAGTTACCAATTTAGGTAATACTACTATAACAACACAGATAGCAAATGATGCTGTTGCATTGGGAACTAATACAACTGGACAATATGCTAGTACACTTGCTGTTAGTGGTAATGGGTTAACATGTACTACAGCATCAGCTGATGATAGCACAGCATATACAATAACATCAAATGCGACTAGTGCAAATACTGCTAACACAATTGTTTCGCGTGATGCAGGTGGTAATTTTATAGCAGGGACTGTTACAGCAGATTTAGTAGGAAGTGCTAGTTTAAATGTACTAAAATCAGGCGATACAATGACAGGTACATTAACACTTAGTGGTGATCCTACTAGTAATTTACATGCTGCTACAAAGGCATATGTTGATAATAATTCTTCTAGCTCTTTAGATACTGAAGCTGTTGAAGATATTGTTGGAGCAATGGTATCTAATAATACAGAAACTGGATTATCTGCAACATACGATGATATCAATGGTAAACTCAACTTTAATGTCAATGACCCATCAATTACATTAACAGGTGATGTAACAGGTTCTGCTATTATGACTAACTTAGGTAATGTTAGTATAGGTTGCACAGTTGATGCCGCACCATCAGCACATACACATGCTACTACAGATATTACAAATTTTGCAGAAGAAGTAGAAGATTTAGTAGGAGATATGGTGTCTGTTAATACAGAATCTGGAATTACAGTGACATATGTTGATAATGCTGCATCAGGACGTGGTAAATTAAATTTCGATGTAAATGATCCAACTATTACTTTAACAGGTGATGTAACAGGTTCAGCTACTATGACTAACTTGGGCAATGTTAGTATTGCAACTACTGTAGGTAATGATAGTCATACACACACTAGTTATGTTGCTAAATCAGGCGATACAATGACAGGAGCATTAACATTAAGTGCTGAACCTACTGCTAATTTACATGCTGCCACAAAGGCATATGTTGATAATAATTCTAGTTCAATTGGAAATTATGTGCAGAATTTAGTTGCTGGTACTGGTGTCAGTATTTCGAATAATACTGGCGCAGGATCCACGCCAACTATTTCGATTGGCCAAGCAGTAGAAACTAACAGTAATGTTACATTTAATGATATAACAGTAAGCGGTTCATTGACAGTATCAGGTACTACTACAACAATAAATGCAGAAACTATTGATTTAGCTGATAATATGATTACGCTTAATAGTAACTTATCAGCAAGTACAGCTCCTACTGAAGATGCTGGTATTGAAATCAACCGTGGAAATCAACCTAATAAAACTTTATTATGGGATGAATCAAATGATCAATGGACATTTGGAACAGAAACAGTAGTAGCAAGCACATTCTCAGGTACTGCATTATACGCACAATATGCGGATATTGCGGAAAATTATTCAAGTGATAAACAGTATACTCCTGGTACAGTGGTTGTATTAGGTGGTATATATGAGGTTACTGAATGCACTGAATATGCAAGTAGAAAAGTAGCAGGAGTAGTTTCAACGGATCCAGCATTATTAATGAATAAAGATATTATAGAACCGCATGTAGCTGTTGCGTTAATGGGTCGCGTGCCATGCCAAATAATTGGTACTGTAGAAAAAGGTGATTTATTAGTTACAAGTGAACGAGCAGGTTTTGCAGAAGCATGGAAAGATGCTGATATTGATCCAAGAGCAGGTTCTATAATAGGAAAAGCATTAGAAAATAAATATATAGAAAGTGAAGGTGTAATTGAAATTATAGTAGGATTAAAATGATTCCAGAAAGATATCGAAGCGATTATGAAGGTGAATTTGTTATCGTAAATACTGTTTTTAAAGATGGTAAAAAAGAACAAGAACGTGAATGGGTAGAAAATCCTATTAAAAACAAGCATATGGGTCGTGCTACTTGTCTAGCAAATGGACCTAGTACACAAGGATTTAAATTTCATACACTTGAAGATCATAAAGGTGGATTACTCGCATCTAAAGCAATGCAAGTGTATGGCGTTGATGATATTTTTAGGGAATTGAAGTGTAATTTTTTGGTTTCAACTAATCAACAAATGTTGGATGAAATAAAAGAAAAAAATTACCAAGAAAATACAATTGTATATACTACACCAAAGCTATGTATAGAAAATCAAGGTGAATTTTTCCTAATACCACATGGCTTTAAATCAACAGCACATGCAATCGCTTTGTGGTTAGCTTGTTTTGATGAACATAAAGAAATATTTCTGTTTGGGTATGATGAAGTTGATAATACTGGTAAAGAACAGCAAAAAATGATCCAATCAGTAAATGAAGTTATTAAAGCATACCCCGATGTTCAGTATTATTTTGTACATAAAAATAGTAATATACCAGAATCATTTAAGTATCATTTAAATATGAAAGAAATGACAGTTGAAGAATATGTATCATATACTGATACTTAAATAGCATATAATTTTTCAATAGTTTCTATTTTACTATAGATATCATCTACATTTAATGTAGCCCATAACCCTGGGTGTAATGGTTTTGGTATAATACCTCGATCTATCCAACTATACCCAATATGTTCATGGTTTAATTTAGGTATAAATTCATCATTTATTAGACAAAAGAATGTATGATAACAAAATTGGTTATTTGGTGATGTAAAGTGTTCAATAGGTACCATTTTTGTATATTTTGGCATAAAACCCATTTCTTCTTGACATTCACGTTCTATTGTAGTAAGTAATGATTCACCATTATCTACTTTGCCACCAGGTAATCCCCAAGATTGTGGATGTTTGTCATCGTTACGAAGCAAATACAAATATCTATTAGTATTTGCTGTAAAAAACCAAATTCCTACAGCATTTACAATACGATTGCCCATTCTCCACCGCTATATATACCTTCATATGAACGTAACCATTGTGATCCTGTCCATTTATATTGTAATCCAGTAGTAATATTAGTTACATATTCTACATCAGTTACTTCCGTATTTTCACTAGAATCAAAAACTACATTCCATTTAGAACCATCGTATTCAATTATATCGTTAGTATTAGCAATAAGTTGTGAATTATCTGTGCCTTTCCAAGATTGAACAATATCATCATTATCTACATTCTCGATATGTCCTGTACCTTCTGTAAGTAAATATCGTTGTCCAGCGACTGCTGATGGGAAAGTAGTTTTTCCTGTAACAACACCTGGACCACTGTGTAATGGGTTAACTACAGCATCTACAGCAGATAATGTATTTTGTGGTAATGTATCAGCATCAATAGTATATAATAAAAATCTATCATCAGTAGGATGATATGCTACAGTACCTACTATTTCTGTGCCTGATAAAGAATTTTCTAATCTGATTTGACTAATTCCGCTTTCAAATTCATCTGGTAAATATTCCTCAGTCACAGCATGCCATAATACATTACTATCTTGAGTGGAAACTGGTTCAAATGAATTATTTTTTGTACCTTCTATCGCATTATCTTTTAAAACTTGTAATTGGTTATTTAATAATAATACTTGGTAGCCGTGTGGTGCAATCTTCATTCTAGTTCCTAATAGTAAATCATCATTGGAAATAGCATCAATATGATTACCATCATCATCGTAAATACTTGCGATAATTTTATGAATAACACCACCTTTTGTAACTCTTGCTGGTGGACTTATCCATATAGGTAATGTGAACATAAGTGATGTAATATCAATAGGTTCATCTGTTCCTCTTGGAATACTTCTTGAAGACCAATTGGTTGTATTTAATTCAACTACACTTAAACTTGTCCAATCTAGATAATTATCTGTACTTTGTATTTCAATTGATGGGTTATAATATGGAAGAATTTGTTCCAAAATTTGTAATTTTTGGTTTGTATTTGTAGTCCATATATCCAATGTAATACCTAAATTGTAAGGAACAGGCATTAATCGTTCAATAGTAAAAGCATTTCCTTGTGTAGTTTCATATGTTTCAGAAGTAGTATCATATTCACGTTGTCTAATATGCTTTTTTTCTGTGTAATATGGTTCTTGTACTCTATCTCTTGCATAATCTAAAGCATTAACATAAAATGACATCATTGGCGCACTAGGTACTTTATTAGCAGAGTTTTGTTGCATAATAGATTGTGCTTGCCTTGATGAATCCCCATATCTAATAGGCACAGTTTGATAAACGGGGTCAGTGCCGGATGAGTTTCTTCCATATTCAACCTGAAAGTGGCTAAACATTCTTGTAAATTGTAATAAGAATCTTCTTATTTGTTCATCATAATGAAATGGTACTGACATTAGTTATCTGCCTTTGGTTCTAATAATTCGCTTAATCCTTGGCGTGAAGGAATTGTT